AAGAAAGGTGAACGCCTCACCAAGCTGGGCTCCAAGGATTGGGAAGCTGTCCAAGCCAAAGGCTATGAGAAGGTCAGTGCCAATGCTATGGCCCACGCCATGCGGATTTATCCTGTGATCGAGCGGTGCCGGCAACTGGGCATCACGTCCATGCGCGCCATTGCCGCCGAACTGACCGATCGCAAGATTGAGACGCCGTCGCGTCAGGCCAAGATTGACAAGCGCAAGCCCGTGTTCGGTGACGTGAAATGGCATCCGCAACAAGTCAAGGCCATCATTGACCGTATCGAAAACCAGAAATAAAAGTTTACAAAACGGACACAAAAATGGTACACGAGATGTCGCAAAAGAGCACGAGCGAGACGATGACGACCAGCGACCAAGCTCCCGCATCAAGACGGGCAGCACGACAAATGGTAGAATATCTCGGCAGAGAAAATGCGCGCCTAGAGATACCCATGATGCACCCCGACCACATCAGGTATGCGGCCATCATCATGCGAAAATTAGCCGATCAATTCGACGCAATTGCTGACACACGCGCTCCGAAACTCGACAAGATTTTCGATGCGAGAGTGCGGGTCAATGTTGCGAATAAGGATCTGTGTTCCTACGCCAGGGACGAGATAGAGTATGTGAAGCGCACAAGGCGCTCACAACGTTAGTGCAACAATATAGAGAGAAAGGAAAGGAGATAAGCCAATATGTATATATCAAAGCCGCATAATGTATATTCCGATAAAACAGAACTCTTAATCAAAATCTTGAAAATGTTTGGGGAAGGATTGGTCCTGATGGGACTAATTCTAGCCCTATACGCATGGACAATTATCGGCTCCGCCATGCTTGGGGTTCTCTAGTGAACCTCTTTCAACACGCCGACTATACCATCTTGCAGCGTGACTTGAAAGCGGCACAATCCCGCTGTCAAACACGCCGCATTCACCAGATACAACGTCGCCTAAAAGCCGTCGTCACGGACATACTCCGAGACGAAACGGGTGCGATTGTTGTTGTCAAAAACCAAGCGGGTCATTCCCGTGCCAACGATATGAAAGGGACTAGATAAATGGTTGGTAAGATCACAAGTAACAAAAAGCCATCATGTAGCAAGCTGTCGGCAATCATGGGCCATAGCCCGTGGCAGACACGCAATGAGGTTTATAAGGAAATACGCGGCTACATCGCCGGCGAAAAGGATACATGGGAAGGCAATGAAGCCACAGGCTGGGGGGATCGCCTTGAAGAGACAATCCTCAAGGAAGGCTGTAAGCGGCTAGGCATCAAGGCCAAGCTGGGCATTACGACCCCTGCCATTCATCCGACGTTGCCGCTTGAGGCAAGCCTCGACGGGAAAGGCGAAGGCAATGGCATCATCATTGAAGACAGCCCTGCCCACGACGGTTATCAAAACAGACATGCCATCTATGTGTGCGGCGATACCAGTATCAAGCTGGAAGGCCCCGGTGCATTGGAAGCCAAGGCGACACGCAACAGGCCGGAAGATTTCCCAGCCCTATACCGCGGCCCGCTTCAGATGCAGGGTCAGATGATGTGTACCGGGTACAAGTGGGGTGCGCTGATGGTTTTGTACGGCGGCGTCGAAATGCGGATCTGGCTTATGACGCCGCATGCAAAGACGGTGAAGGCTATTGAGGAAGCCGTCATTGACTTCGATCGGCGGCTGCATCTGCCCGAGCCCGAATGGTACGACCTTGCCAGCGGCGCCGATGCCGCAATGGTCTATTCACTGGGTGATCAGGAAGAGCCGATCGATCTGGACGCGGCTGACATGGCGCGGGAATACATCGCGCTCAAGGATCAGATCAAGGAAGGTCAGGACGCGCTTGAGCTAATGGGCGCGCAGTTTCAATCCATGATGGGCAACCACACGACAGCCCGTGCCGGCAGCTACGAAATCAAGTGGCCGGTACGCAACTATAAAGCCCAACCCGAAAAAGTTGTGCCGCCAAAGGACGCACGTCAGGTGCGCGCTAAAACCATTACCGTGAAGGAGAAAGCAAATGGGTGAAGTAGCTCTGAAACAGAAACAGAACGGCATCTTGACGCCGACAAACATGAGTGAGGCCATGCAGTTTGCCGAGACGATGGCAGCGTCATCGTTTGTGCCAAAGGCATTCCAAGGGAAGCCGGCTGATATCGTCGTCGCCGTGCAGTGGGCCAGCGAAGTTGGGCTGGCCCCGTTCGCCGCTTTGCAATCAATGGCCGTCATCAATGGCAAGCCGTCGCTGTACGGTGATGGCATGATGGCGCTGATCACTGGCCATCCCGAATACGTTAGCCATAAGGAATGGCGGGAAGGCGACGAAGCCTTTTGCACGATCGTGCGTATGCGGTTCGGGGAGAAGGTCGAAACGACGCGGTCGTTTTCTTTGAACGATGCACAGCGCGCACGGCTAACCGGCAAAGGGCCTTGGCAACAATACCCGAAACGGATGTTGCAAATGCGGGCGCGTGGGTTTGCGGCCAGGGACAGTTTCCCCGACGCGCTTTCCGGCGTCATTATTCGGGAAGAGGCAATGGATTATCCTACGGATCCAACGGAACCACGGGACATTACCGATCAGGTAGTGGTCAACCCGCTTGACGCCGCGTTCGGAGCCGATACCCCAGAAACTGACCCCCAGAGCGCGCCTGTGAGCGACGACGTAGCCGCTTTAGATACTGAGAGTCCAGAAAATATAGATGCTTCTCAGGACGCATTACAGCCCGTCTCAGAAGATTCCGACGAACGGGCATGGGAAATGGCAACAGAAAAGGGAATCAAAGAGTACACAACGGCTCGAGCTTGGGCGAGCGCCATGAAAACGGCATGGGATGAAATGGAAGCCGACGACAGCATGCGGTTTTCTGACCGCCGGCATGAGATCGGTGAACATAAGAAAGACCATGACGACACAATTAAACGCTTGAAAGACGAGGCTCCCGACATCGCTACTGCACTTGCAAAAGATTACAAGAATGTTCGGGCGCGTTTGTCGATACGGTCAAGAGAGGCAGGGGAAGAACAATGAAATATTCCCTGACCAAAAAGCAGCAACAGGCGTTGGCTTTCATCAAAGAATATTACGCCGAACATGGAAGCGTACCATCGGTGCGGGAGATTGCAGAAAATGCCAGCACGGTATTGAGCGGCGGCAATCGGTTACTGCATGGGCTCATCAATCGCGGTGCTATTCTGAAGGGGAAGGCCGGGGCTCCACGGTCTTACGTTATCGCGGATACCCTTGATGCAGACATGGCACGACTACGCCGCGTTTACAATGCAGCCGACGATTTTGTCGACAAGCAAAAGAACTTTCGCCGTGCATATGAGGCCGGCGAAGCAGATGAGGGGATGAGCGTGGAAGTGCAGAACGCCTTCCAGCTTTTAGCTAATCGGGTAGGAGATGCGGCATGAGTATCTTACAAGGCATCAAACGTGAATTGCGGAATGCGCGACGGGTGATTTCAAACCCGGACAAATTTTCGCAGAGCTTGATTGAAACTTCATGGGCTGTAATTAGGTCCGCATCCAAACGGGGTATCTTTGTCCATCCGCTGCCCTACGAGCGAACGTGTCGGGCATACGAGCCCGACGAACCTGTAACGCCATTACACAAAATTGAAAGCTAGAGATCAGGCCCCGGAAGGGGCCTCTTCTTTTTCCCCGTCACAGCAATCCGCGACAGGGTTGCGGCAGACCGGGCATTCCAAATGCCCTCTGACAAATTCCAGCCTTGTCCATTCGCCGCACCACGGGCAATTAACGTGGGCTGATTGTTCATCGGGGATCATTGTAAAAGAAACAAGTTGCGCTCTGCTTGTCTTCGGCGAACCAAGCCAGAAAGTATTTTGCCAGCAGATCGCCGCCATTTAGGAAATTCTGCGCTTGCACCCTCAAGATCGCCCCTATTAAGTTTCATTCTAAGGGAAGATTTCTGAAGGTTTCCGCTCCCAACATTGTAACAAAATGACACTAAACTTGAGAATTGATTTTCATTGAGCGGGTATCCGATAAGGCGTCTAATTGCGCCTTCAGAATGGCGAACTTCCTGTCCAAGCAAAAGTTCACCTTCGACCTCATCAATGTCAGGGTGATCAGCGGTGATACGATTGCGATTACTATCATAGGTACTCCCATAGCCGATAGTCCATCGAGCGCCGCAATGGTAGACAGACGATGACCAACCTTCAAAGGACTTAATAATTGCCATACCGGCCTCATTAATGTGGCCGTCCCAGTTAGGTTTGACGTGAGCCTCTAAAAGCGTATCGTGAATGCTCATGTTTGTGTTTTGCGTGCCATAGTCCGGCTCCCAAACCAGAAGCTAACCACCGCTGCCCACACAGCCTGGAACTCATCGTTCCAAATCATTTGATACTGTGATGGCGTCATCCAATCCATGCTGACGCACAGGGTCAACACCCCAAACTCGAACGCGAGAAGGTAGGTTAAAACTGGGCGAACAGACGCAGCAAGGTTAGTAACCCAAGGGCTGGCTTTTGCTTGAAGTTTTGCAGAATGCTGCATCAACGATTCGGTTTCTCTTATGTCCGCTTCAACGTGCATATGTTGCAGTTTAATATCACCTAGCACTTTTTGCTGGTCTAACTGTTTATCCATAAGCTGAAGCTCATGCGCCTTATCAGACTTGTCTTGAAAATAGTCCATCACTTTAGGTAGGAAACTCGTTCCAAAACCCAAAAGCGAACCAAGCAAACTTAGCATGGTACACCTATCTATTGTTTTCGAGAGAGTTCTTTTTCTTGCTGAATTAAATCCTTGTTCGTCATCATCATCTTGTTAATGTCCACAGGAACTTCTAAGCGACACGCGCCCAGTAATAAACTGAATATCAACATCGTTAATCCCGCCATAATTGCCCCCACGATTTGATTTAAATTTTAGTTTCGGAATCTAGAAATTTACTTGGATCTAGCACGATGCCTTGGGTCCACGCCTCGATTTGATACACATTGACCGGCCCCGCTTGCGACACACAGTTCTTTATTGTCATCACCATGAAAACTTGCCGCGCTCCCAGCTTATAATAGAACCTAATGCGGTCAGCTTTAATGTCAGATGGTGGCGGGGTTTTGTTGTATGAGTTCAGGAATACAAGGTGATCTCGTTCTTCGAGATCGCGGAAAGAAATATCTTCGTTCGCCTTCATCAAAATAGTATGCAGCCCGTCCCGGTGCATGGCGGGACTAGGCCCACAGTATTTCTCTGGTGGTTTTTCAGTTGGCTTTTCTGTCTTTCCCGCTTCTGTGGTCTGGCAAGCGCCCAACATTAAGCTGGAAATTAAAAGGGCTAGTTTAATCATCACTTGCCCCCGTTCATCAACCCACGCTGCTTGTCTTTTAACGTTTCGACATCGTCCCTAAGCGTCTTAACGTCTTGTTGAAGACGAATGATATTCACGCCGTTAGACATTCCTGCTTCAATGCGGTTTTGAATTTTCTCAACTTGGCCGCTTAAATGTTCAATCAGTAAATATTGCTCTTGGTCCGCAGATGCCTGACCTAGCTCGCCTCTAGGCCACTTAATCCTAAATTCATTGTTCTTATTTATATCCGCTTCAAGCGTTGATACGGCTTGCTTTAAATCTTTACGAATTAATTGCTCAAAAGTTTCTAATTTATTTAATCTTTCTTGAACGCCAAAGAACGCCCAAACACCTATGCTAACCGCTGCCACTATAGAAATAAGGTTACGGATGGGCATGGAGATCGCAGACGTATCGCTCACCCTTATTTGATCGCTAGTCCTTCGACCTCGCTGTTCTTCTGCCATCTATTTGCCCAGATGCTGAACGGGTAACCACTTCTCACCTGTTTTCCCCGTGTCGTACTTTCGGAGAACCAGCTTGCCTTTCGCGCACTCCCAGCGCGTGCCTACGGCGTGGCCTTGGGAGCGCAGTATCTTACGCTTTACTTTTAAACATTCAGCCATGCCGCCCCGTGGCGTATACTCTTTAAGTTGTCCACTGATAAACATATGCAGTATCCAGCCAGCGAATACCTTTTCGTTAGCTACCGCAGCTTTGCCAAAACATATGATAAAGCAGCAAGCAAATAATAATGATCTTACCATAATCCAAATTCCATATTGCGGAGTTGCCGCCAAACGTGTTTTCCCACCAGCGTAAAATTTTATCCATCTTTCACCATTGGGTGTTTATGATTGTGCATCTTTTCTAGGTCGGCTATGCGCCGAGTGAAATCGCGCTCTATCCACGTTAAAGTCACTTCATGCCGCTCGCTCATCCTCGCATACTTCTCGCGCTCTGACGGACTTAACATCCCGGCAATGATGTCCAAGCGATTCACTTGCGTCGAGGCTTCGTTTTCCAGCTTATCTGTCCGACTGTCGGCCTGTCGAAGCCTACCTTCGACATCTTTAAGTTGCTCAGTAAGTCGACTGATTTGTGCACGAGCCACCGCCGCCGTTCCAATAATCGAAGCGCCCACGCCGCCCAGAGTAATCAGCAACTTTACATCAACAACGCCATCCATATTTTCACCTTATCTTCGGCGCAGTTGCAGCCCAGTACACAAAGCCTATCACAGCCGCCGTAAACAAAAGCACCAAGACTACCTTGCCTGTTTCCACTAGAACCTTGTGCCAAAAGATTTTGTCAGCCTTCGCCTTCTTCAGTGCATTTTGACGGGCTACTTCCTCCGCAGCTTGACGGGCTTTAATTCGGGCCTTGCGAGTATCAAGGATTGACTTCCAAGTTCCTTCTCCAAAACGCCGATCAATCTGGAGTGACAACAGCATAATCTGTCTATCGAGTTTCTTCTTTTCAATCGTTTCTTCTATAACATCGGATAATTCCTCAGATGAGGACGCTTCGGCTTCCTGTTTCCGCGCAAATAATTTCTGTAATGGAGTTTGAGGCTTTTTCTTTTTGACCTTCGCGTGTGCCGCGCTATGTGCATGAAAAACAGCGTCAAGATGGCGGGCAATGCCGCTGATGTCATCGGCGGTTTCCAACGCGCTTCGACAAAGCTCGATACTCTTCTTTGCTACTTGAAATCCAGCTACCGCCGCACTGATGGTCACAGGGTCCATGAGAAATCACCATCGTACTGGCTCAACTGAGCAGCAACGCTGTTGCCAACATGCCAGCTACAAACCCACTAGCCACGCACTTCCAGTGCCCTTTAACGTAATTCATTCTGCTTTCTCCTTTTCTGTAGTTGCCGCATCCAAACCCATTTTCTGCGCTTCCTCATTTCAGTAAGCCACGCGCGAAAGCGCCAGCGGAACGCCTCTTCTGCTTGTTTTCTTTGCGAGGGGGGATAGTGTACAGAGCCGACCTTAATCAACTCTTGGGAAACTTGACTTTGGTTTCCTTGATCTTGGCTTTCCAAGCATCGATTCCCGAATGGTAGATTAAATCGAATTGATCCGCATAACTTGGATACTCATTTCGCCTTTTCTTTTTATAGGCAACAGCTGCGGCTTTTGCTACGTCTGCATCGCTAGTACTTTTATCGAAAGTAACAGATTTTTCTGACGCATTAACAATCCAATAAGATATATCTCCACCGGGATTATCAACAACAAAACCCCCATGTGTAGCTACGTGAGCATCAGCATCAGATTTATTGCTAAAGTCTTGATATTTATCGACTTTATTATTAGAAGTTTTGACAATGGCTATATAATCTTCCATTAACTTTCCCCCAGTACGCAAATTTTTCCACCTGCAAAACTGCCCGAATTTTGTGCTTCAACTTTAACTTTATCCAAGGATGCGCTCAGTGTTTTCATACCGCACATTATCGCTCGTTGATGACCGCTACTTGTTTGGTGTTCCATAACGGCTACTGAGTAAGCAGCCCACAATTCGGAACTTGACTGCATTTTAACAAGGTTGCAGACAGCATACATATGCTGATTAGCGTCAAATATTCCTGTTGATCCAGAAACAACAAATCCATCTGTCCCTGTATGTATTGATGTTGAATCATCACCGTGTGCATGCTGCACGTAACCACTGCTTTCATAGCCCCCGGAATCTCCTAACACTACAGTGATGTCACAATCGGCACCTGTGTCGATTCCTTCAAAGCTAATCCAAATTCTACGGGTGTTCGCAGCAAAACTTTCAAAAGTCTGGCTCGTGCCAGAACTAACCGTAACCTCAGAATGATAAGTCCAAGTATCTCCACCACCACCGGCCGCTTTAACCAGACCGCTTGCGCGGCCTAAGTTGTCTGTAAGAACACCACTCATATTTACCTCGTTTGATCTAAGTAGCTCACAACAACATCGACGTTTGCACTGTTTGCTGTGGCAATACACAAATGATCTTCGTCAACCAAAACGATGCGCTCGTTCCAAACAAACGTTTCGTTTGCACCAATGGCCTGGTCGCTCAGAACCTCGTAATCTGTGCCGCCACCGCCGTCGTCGATATACATATCGAATGTTTCAGCGGCCCCCGCAGTTTCGCAGACCACCACGCTTGTGATGACGTAGGTGTGTCCGTTCACGCCGTTTAAAACTACACTTTCGGAATTGGTGACGCCCGCCGTAAGCGAAACGCCAAAGACTTCTGATGCCATTTCTATTCTCCTTTAAAATCCAAAGACGACCGCTTTGCCTGTTGTTGAAATTGAGGGATTCATTCCACCACCAATGATTACATCCCCAGTGCCATTCGGAGTGATCGAAATATTGCGGTTGCTTGTACTAACGATGGAATTAGTTTGAACATCCAGATCACCCCCCAACTGAGGCGAGGTGTCATCCACCACATCTGACATATCGCCTGACCCATCTGCACCAGATGGGATGAACGTCAAGCCTATGCTATCGCCATCCGAAATAGTGCCGACTGTCAGAACGTGTGTCGCCGCTACCTTGGAATAGGTAGATGCGCTGGTGACGGCGCCCGTGACCTTGTAGACCAAGATGGCATTTGTTGACCCATAGCTTGCAATATAAAGATAACCTCTTGCTACGGAATTGCTCACGTCATCGAACGTATCTACCCAGGCATTGACCGAAACGCCACCCGCTTCGACATCGTCAATGTAGACAACAGTGGCTGAAGATGGGGTTCCGTGGTTCAACCAGACTTTACCAGCACCCTGGTCCGTATCCGTTGTTGTGCTTTCAAACGCGAACTTAACACCAGCTTCGGGCGCATTGTTATCAACGTATGCCTTGATCGATTGCTGAGTGGCAAGTGCGACGGCACTATCCGAACCCATCGCATCTTCGTCAAGGATGCCAGCGGTGATCGTGGCCCCTGCATTTAGACCAAAGGATGTAATACCAGCTAAAGTTCCTGACGTTGCTGTTATCGCCGCGCATTTAAAATTAGCAAAAGAGTAAGTGAGGTTGCCTGTGCTGTCTGCCGTGCCAGTCGTTGTTCCTACGGTGAAGAAATCGCCGCTTTCGTCCCAGCCCATAAAGGCATTGTCACCCGTTGAACCACGCTCCATTAACATTCCAAGATCAGAAGCGTTGGAAGACGCGCCGTTGTTGATGCCGATTAGTGGGTCTTTAACCAGCGTATTAGTTGCATCATTGGTGACCGTCGTGCCGTTGATGGTCAGGTTCCCGGTGACCGTTAAATTGCCGCCGATAGTCTGATTATTCGTGGTCGTAATGGCATCGACGTAGAGGTTTGCCCAGCGTACTGAGTTGGTGCCTAGATCGTCTGTGCTATCGGTATCGCTGACAATGTTGCCGCCGGATGTAATGGCTGAAAATGTACCCGCCGCCGCCGACGATGCGCCGATAACCGTGCCGTTTATCCCGGTACTTGTAATGTCAACGACCTTGCTGCCACCAACTGCTACACCAACATTATCTGCACCTACTCTGTAAATGCCCGAATTAGGGTCTGAACTGAAGCTGTAGAACGGTAATGATGCCGTACCATTGCCCCCTAAGTATTGGGCAGCGGAGGAAGTTGATGTCGTTATTGCATCGCCGTCACCGTTAAACAGCAAATAGGCGTTGGCGACGGGTTCCGGCATCGTAACGGACGCGCCACCCGTGTAGGTGTCCGGGTACTTAAACGCCTGACTAATATCGCCATCGCGTTCCTGGCCAGCCATTGCCAGACGGTCAATGTCGCCTTCCAGGGTGTCGGCAGGGAAGGGGTCATTGGTTACATAATTGCTGGTTTGTGTGGTTGTGGTGTTTCGGCGAATATGCCACTGCACCGTGTCGGCTGGCGCTGAAGCTGCAACAACCGTTCCCGTACTTCCGCTGCCACCCGTGACCGTATAGTCCGTGGAATAGCTTTTCGTCGTTTCTGCCCCGGTGGCAATTACACGTTCAACAACGGTTAATTCGGCAGAAGCCCCCGTGCCTTTGAAAACAAAGGTTGTGGGAAAATTTGTTGTACTCCCATCACCCGTATATGATTTTGTGGTTAAGGTTGCGCTAACTACCATTGGACTTGCCTTTCTAGTTTAATCACTGAACTTGCCTTCCTACAGCATTGATAATTTCTTCCTGGCGCCGAATTTTGGCCCGAAGATCGGCAAATTCTTCTTCAAACTCTGGGGCCTCGAGAAGTAGAGTTTTTGCAATCGTCTTAGAAAGCGTGTCGATACCTTTGATTAGTTTCTGCTTCTCTGGTATCGTTTCCGCTTTGTATGCTTTGCTCTCAATAACTTCCTTGAGTTGCGTGTAAAACGGTGTTCGCGTTTCCATCTTTCCCGTCATGGGGTTCTTCTTCGGCGGCGGTGTCGATGCAAATGTGAGAAATCTGTCGTACTCTTGCGCTGTCAATCTTACGCCTAGAAGTTTCCGCGGCGGCATACGCAACGGCAGACCAATCCTGACGATCTCCGTTTTGACCGGGTCCGCGTCAATGTCTTCTGAACTGTCGCCAAGAACGTCGGCGATAATTGGCGGCAACAATAACTGCCTGACCGTTGCATTCGGCGACAATCGCGGAGAACCAAACCGATCCTTGAGAACTGGCCCTTCCTTTTCCGTTAGCGGTATTCGCGCATCCATGCGCTCAAGGCCGGCGTAAAGATCACGCAAGCCCATAGGTTCATTACGATCCGCTATAATTAACGGGCTGGTTCGATCTCCGGCAAACATAGGTTGCCGTTCGATGGCCGATAATAAACTGGAGTGCGGTATCATTGAGCCGACAAAACTCTGCACAATCTTTGACGCTTCTTTGTTCCCTTTAGCTGAACCTAGATCAAATAGCTTGGCAACATTGCCCATGCCTTGCAAAAACGTTTGTTCTTTAAGGTAATCAAAAACAACATTGATCCCCGACATAAACTGTTCTTCCATTTCATCTTGCGTTGCTGTAGGCCAACGCCACCTTTCTGCAATGTCGGCGCTAATCGCAAGCACCATCGATACGGGTTCCATACGATGGTACGATTGATACTCCACATCGTCAGGATGCAGAACATACATGTGTCCGACTTGCAGCCAGTCCGGGTTCTCAACCTTGGGGTGAACTATTGACCACCGCTTCCAGCCAATGTCTTCCAGTTGCCGGCGCAAGTCATAATTCGATGGGCCAGAACCTGTAATGCGGCCATTAGCATACTGGTACATGGAATAGCCCATGACCGACGAGCCAAGGCTGGCACGGGCAAAAAGCGCGTCACGCTTGATCGGGTCTTTGGCATTCTGTATAACTTTTACAAAACCGTAAGGCGACCGCTCAAGAAAGGCGTTTGTAATCTGTACGGGCGTCCGAAAGAACGGCATAAGAATACGACCAATTGTCGTGCCTTGGAGTGCGGCACCAACCGTTCCAAGTCTGCCTTCCACGGGATTGGTAAATGTTGCCACCCTTGCAAACTCCTGTGCGGAGTTTGTCGCTTCGGCATCGGCGCCTTTAAGTACGTCGTCAACTTTACTAAGAATATCTGCTTCAGTAAGTTGAGCATCGGCAATTTCTTGCGGGGTTCCCCCACTGTCAAGCATGGCTTTTGCTTCACGGCGCATTTCGATGGCACGTCGAGCCGCTAACGAATTAAGCTGCCGGCGAAATGCTACAGCTTTCCAGAACTCGTCTTCGGCCATCAGGGCTCGACCGGGCAGACGCATAAATGCGCCTAGATAATCAATCCATTTGCCATACCAAACTTCTTCATCAATCCCCATATTCTTTGCCGTGATGGCGCGTTGCTGGGCCGATTCAATCTTACCGGCCAAGTCACGCACGGGTGCTTCTGTTTTAAAAGCCTCGTGTGCCAGCTTAAAGCCGTCGCCCATGCCTTGGAAAAACCCGACAACGTCAGCAAGTGTTTCTGTTAAATACACGCGTTCTGCCGTGGAGCCCAAAGCCTGACGCCCTGCGCCTATAACGCCGGCAAGGAACCGTTCTGGCATTTGTATGCCCTGCATAACAAGATTGGAAAAGTTATTGATGACGTGGGTCGTTGGCGACGACAGCAAGCCGTTTATCCAGACTTCAAACCACATATCCTTAACTTTGCTATACGCACCAGCGGCAAATTTGTTGCGCGCTCCCAGGTTGGGCAAAGCCAGATATGCCTTTGCCATGTCTTGAACACTTTCGGCACCGCCATAGTCTTTAAGGACATTAATAATGCCTTCTTGCATGGCGACCGCCGTATCACCTTCAGCCGATCGCGGAATACGGAATGCACCCAAAGCACGGGCAACTTCCATTTGCGCGCCTTTCATGTTGGCTTCCAGGGCTGCATGAAAAGCGAGATGCTGGCGAAACTTCAAAAGGTCGGCCTGATCGGTTGCCGTCGCCGCGACCTTGGCCAAGCGGTTGAGTTCTACAGCGGAAGACGTAATGGCTTGCAAGCTGGCATGGATCTGTTCGGCGTTCAGCATGTCGCCGGGTTTTCTGTTCAACAGGGTATTGACGACCTTGCCCAGCCCCAGCCCCGCGGCCATTTCTTTCGTCTGTTCAAATGTAATAGTTCCGCGTCCGGCAGCATGACCGGCGTCACGCCATATTTCAGATACATTATCGATGGTTTCTTTTAATGCGTCCGGCCCATCGATGTTCTGTAAGTTAAATTCTGCCGTAGGTATTCCTTGCGCTCGTTGTGCCGCGGTTGGTGACGGCGCGCCTTCGGTCTTACCTACAAGATCGTAGAAGCTGTTGACCTCGTCATCGCTTGCCTCACGAATAACCGTGAACCGGCCAACGGTGCCTTGCGTTGTCAACGGGTCTATGGCGCTATCGAGCCTCGGCGCGTCAACAGCACCTTTGCCTAGAATGCGCCCAAGAGTAGCAGACCCCAAACCAGCAACCTGTGTTTCTTCCGGCTGTTCGGGAACAGGCTGCACAGGTGTTTCCGCTGGTACTATCATACTATCATTATCAGGAGCGGGTGCCGCTTGGGGCATTGGCATTTGCCCATCAAAAAGCCCCGGTTGAGGTGCCGGGGCTGGGGTAGGCTCTGTCTGTGTTATTGCAAGGGGATTAGTTGCCATTGGGTCGAGCCTCTTGTTGATTCAGACCGGCAGCAACACCAGCAACACCAAATGTTGCAACGCCTTTGCTCAATACGCTGTCGCGCATCTTCTTGGTGACGGGCAGGGTCCAGACTTGTTCTGTTTTTGTTTCTTGTTCTAAAGGACTGTCAACACCACGGCGGCGTATCTTCATGCCCTTGCCTGTTTCAATTTCAGTCACCCCAACCTTGGCCCCGAACTTCTTGCCCCACTTCGCGGCGTAGCCTTTGAGCATCTTGTCATAAAAGCCTTTCATGCCTTCGCCGCCGACTTCGAGGTCAACGCCCTCTAATAATGCAGCTTCAGTTGGTAAATCTAACAAACGATCAACTTCATTCATTCTGTCTCCATCTGCATCAGACAAAACTTCTCCATCCCTTACACGCTTTTTGAACGCATCAAACTCCCTTGATAACGCATAATAGTCTGCTGAATTATCGCCAATTTGCCGCATGGCTTTTTCTGCCAAATCTTTACCGATGTAGTCAGCAATTTTGTCTTCTGAAACATTTGTAGCCAAAGTTTTGTAT